CAAGTCCAAAGTCAATAGACCATTCGATGTCTGTACTATCACATCGAAGCCGTCAACAAACTCGTCGGCGCCTCCGTTTAGACTGTAAAGATCTCTGGCATGCACTTTTACATTGGCCGCGATCTCGCACGTGCCACGCTTATGATCGTGGCGCTCTGTAGAAATGGTCAAAAGATCATATTCATATGCTTCTTTTTTGAGTGTTTGCGTAAGATACTCTTCGAACCAGTGTGCTCGATCATACTTTTCTAACAACCCGCCATCGCGCATCGTGTCTAAAATATCTTCCTCGTAGCGTGAATACACTGTGATGTAAGGCGTGGCCAATAACTTAGCCAATCGCTCCGCTGTATCCGTTTGCTCCAATGCGTTCTCAACATAATCGTCCGAGATGTGCCATACACTGGCAGCATCTTCATAGTTTAAATAAACAAAATCTTTATCTGTAATATTAAGGTCCTGAAGTGTTTCCACGATATTTCCCATTTTTGATTTTCTCTTTTCTACAATATGTTTCGAACTTATTGTGAGTTCTTGGTGTCTTGAATATGTGTGCGTAGTTCTTGTGCAAGGTTCTTTACTTCTTGCATGGTCTTGCGTACGCGGGTGCCAGCGGCATTGTTGCTGCGGCTGAAAAACTTCTCATGATCTTCTCGGGTATTCTCCAGAAGGGTGATTAGCTTCTCAAGATAATTATTTTCAGTACTCATATAACTGCTCCTTTATAATGTGAGGCACCTGATAACCCTGTGCCTCCCTGTGGGTCAAGGCTTTACTTCTTTTGAACGAAGGCGTAAAGCTTTTCAGCTTCCGTTAAAATTTCCTCAGTCGTGTAAGGAGCAACAGCCTCGCGCTGGCCCTCCGGCTTTAGAAATTCATTATCAACACAGCGCTGGTTGCGCTCGCCGACAATTCCAATTGCCATTCCTAGCAAATCGGTGCGGAGTTCGTATCCGCTTTTGTTTGTATCACTCATAATATCTCCTTTGTGTGTGTATAAGTGTGAGACCCCTATAACCCCGGGCCTCCCTGCGGGGGGGATATTAAAGAGCGCCGAGCTCTGCGAAAGCAGCGTCAACAGCATTGCCGTCGCCCTCTGTGGTCTTCCCATACTTCTCGGTTTCGCTACTAACCGTCTCGGGATCGTCAACCTGTGCGTTGACGAAAGTGTCGAGAATAGTCTGGACATCGCTGGTCGCCTTTCGCTCGAACAGTCCAGTGAAATCTGGAATGCTATCGAGAAGCTCTGCGCACTTCTCGGGCGTCAGTTCCTCGCAAAGCGGGGAGGACCGGCGGCGAGGCACAAGCTTCGTCTGTGGGAAGGAAGCGCCCGGAGGCTTTCCGTAGGTCATCTGCAGGTCGGTGCCTGTCTCGGTGTCGGTGATATCACCATACTCCGGATTCAGCACGAGAGTCAGAAGATTCTCGTAGGCGGTCTTACCATAGCCCCACACGCGCACACCCTTCTCTTCCTCTCCACGAACCATCACGGGGCTGAAGAAACGCTGTCGCACAAAGAGAGACTTTGCAGTCTTCTTGCTGTGGTCGTCGTTGTTGTCGACTCCCTCTCGCCAAAGTTGTGAGGCGAACTCACATACAGGACACTCGTCACTGTAGTTGCGCTTGGGGCAGAGGAAACCACCCTTCTCGATGTTGTAGTGAAACCACATCTCCTTGAAGGGATCGCCGTCTGCCGTCGGAACGATTCGAATAGTCTGGTCGCCGTCATCAGGACGCCAGAATGTGTCATTTGAGTTGCCGTCTCCACGTAGTGACGAGAGCTTTTCTCTCATCTTGTCTAAATTGATACCCATTTTTATCTCCTTATAGTTGGGTTAAAGTACGATCAGCCAATATCCTGATCGTCTAGTTCTGTATATGATTGTACCACAGATGAATACTTAATGCAATAACAAAATTTCTGATCGTATGTTGTCTTAAAGACTCCGTACGAAATGTTGGTCCCCTCATCGAGCTTGGACTTTACATAATCAGTAATCTTGCGGTATAGTGCACCCTCTTCCATTAGGTCGTTCTCATTAATACCATAGTAGTATACCACATCGCGCGCACATTTCAAGTCATAAAACCACTTTTCTTCATCATCATCTACACTGAGAACGCCGAAGGTTCCGATGCGACTGAGGTCCGAGGGCTTAATGAAGTTGCCAATGATGGGCTCTGAATTCTTAAAAACATTAATCATATGTACGGTGTTAACGATCGCCTGATTGACTACATCAAAGTATCCCAAAATGGAAACATTCCCTACGCCACTCTCCACCAATAAATTATCGATGAGATAGACACACTCTAGGAGCCCGGAACGCGCGTACTCCTGTACAACGTTCCTTACAATTTTCTCCTGCATCTTTTGGGTTTCGCTCAAAAGGGCCAAGTCGGGCTGAACATACAGGACAGTTATGGTATTAGTTTTTAGTTGCTCAAGGAGACGAAGGGTGGCTCCCGATATCTGGCCGCTCCCTCCGATAATGACCAATACATCCTCCTTGTTAAAGTTGAGCTTCTTTTTTAAAGAAGGGAAATGCTTCTCATATTCTTCATGACTATCTCTTTTTTTAATGGTGATGTCTGCGTCTTTGGTCACATCAATACTATAGGTTGTGTACTGGGGGAATTTAGAAAATACCCTGGTNACGTTGTGTCCCACTTTACCGAGCCCCACTACAATCACTTGTCTTCAACCCATTCTAAAATGAAGCCCATATCAAACGACCCCTTTGTTACCCATTTGGAAAGGCGAGCTGCCTCCACCTCGGAGGAGCGAATGCCTTCGCGTTCGCAAATAAAATTCAAAACTTCCTGGATATCTCCTGCTTCTTCGGCACATGGATTATCAATAAACTCTTCTACCTCTTCACGTAATTTTTTCAACGCGTAGGCGCGCAAAGTATGGGGGTCTACCTGGTGAACCCGGGCGACCTTCTGGGCTTCTTCGATAAGTTCCGGAATCTTATCCCGAACGAGCTTGTCGTAATGTTGTTTCATAACTTGAGATCCTTAAGGTCGCCCAGATTCTTCCCGGCAGCAACGTTTACCTTAAAGATATCATACCGTGTTTTTTTGAAGGTGTCAAGCAAATTTAAAATTTCATATCGATCTTCTTCGGCCAAATCAATGTAGACCGCATCGTGAATTAAAAAGGAAATATAACTTTTTCTCCCCCTAAGTGCTTGATACACTTTATAGGCTTGCTCATGTACCATATCAATGGTTGTACTCTGAATTATATAATTCAAGGCGTGATGTTCGTCCACGTTTTCAATTATGCGACCATACTCTGTCTTAATCGTGCTACCGTCCCAGTATTTTTCTCGCACCACTTCCTTGTTGTACATCTCCTCTAGGGCCGCATGCGGACGGTCAGAATACAGCCACGCAAATGTCTTAGTCTTTGCTTTCTCGCGGCTTAAGTTGCCGCCAAAGACATTCTGGGCGTTCCACGCGTGGATATCATTGGTGGGCTGGCTCTTGCCCGCCAAGGCTAACAGGGTCCGCAGTTCGGCGGCATTAAAATCTAACTCAAGAAGCCAATCATTATGAGGCCTGATGCATTGGCGAAATTCTTTGTTCATTGTAAGGATGGGAAAGGTGTGCGGCTGGGTTGCGAGGCGACCCGTGATGGTGCCCCACGGATTATAGTCGCACGTCGGGCGTACAGTTTGGAGCGTCTTTATAAAGTTTTTACCGCGGACCGAACCTAGAAGATGCTGAATGGGCCTCACATCAATATTCAGAGAGCGTTCTCGAATCGCGGTAAGCATCTCCAACAACTGATACATCTGTTTATAGTTCTCGGGGCGACGGATGGTGTTAAGAACATGTTGAGTAATACTATTCTTGGCGCTAAGAAACTGGAATAAGAAGTATTCGGGGACTACATCGTAAAAACAATTATGTTGTAGAGAAAGTTGCGCCTTTTCAAAAGCGCGAAGGCATGCACGTACTCGTTGTTTGATAGCCTCCCACTCTTCTTGAAGATTTTCGGGGCACATCTCTGTGAGCGTGGCTCCGTTGCTATAGATGCGCGCGATCTCATACCCATCGCCCGTTAGGTGAGATGAGTAGTCCCACGTTTTGCCAATACGAGGGAGCGGCGAACGAGGATTAATCATGTTGTTGGCAAAATATCCCACACAATCGGCGTTGCTATCCAGAACTTGAAAGAGGGGCGCTTCATCCATCTACACTACTGTATCATTAGAGAGGGCGCCCGTCAAGAAGATTTTGTCTTTTTCTTCGGTAAGGAGCCTGCTATATGACTTTCGCGCATCAGAACGCTCACGGGCTTTCCGGCTAATAGGGGCAATGTAGAGGGATAAATATATTTTCTATATTCCTTATTGATCTCCTTGGCGGCGCGCTGGTATGGTGTCATCACCGTGGGGGCCCGAAGGGTGTACAGTTCGTATGCGCGGTTGCGGATGCGCAGAAGGTCGATCTTTTTCACGGCGTGTTGAGATTCTACTTGTCTCAAGTCAATATAAAGATCGATCATTTCTTTAGGGTCGAGGCGCCCAGTCATTGCTTTTAGATTATACTGTTCACGGATATGGGTCGTATAGTCAAACCCTCCGTCTTTGCAAATTTTATGCTTCTGATAGAGCGGGGCAGATGTCGAAAGAAATCTATAGGCCCGCAAGAAAATAGCCAGCAGATCATCGAAGTCAGTAAGATAGGTTTGTTTATAAAACACTTTAAAAAAATTATCTTTTGTAACGGGATCATAAGTTATAGGATCCAAATACATTTGAATTTCCTCCATCGCCGCATCAGTAAAAAGGTCTGCCGTTAAAACCCACGGTCGATTCTTAGCTACGCGTAGCCCAAATTTTTTGGCCGCATTATTATAAAACAGGAAATTAGGATCTTGAATCCACGCCTCATACTTTAGTTTATCGTCGGCAGGATCACTATCTGATAGGCTAATAGATAGGCCCGTTCCCATTAGCCCCATCCGATAAGATAAAACTAAATTTGTTTTAGTTACTGGAAAGAAGGCCGCCATTCTTTTTAAGAAACGACTGTAATAATAAATAAAGGTTTTAAAATTATCAATTGGTCGCGAGGATGGCGCCTTAAAGCTCGTTACAAAAGCCTCCGCGAGCATATCATGAAATCGAGTATAGCGTTGGCTCGGGTCTTCGTAGCCTCCTTTCGCCTGCGGAAACAAGATTTCTTTGTTGCCCGTCTTAGACACAGCCCCCACTAAATACGCCTCCGACATATGGTTAACGAATGCGCTAAAAGAATTTGTAACAAAAGCCAACGCAAAAAGGGGAAACGTTGCTTCCTGTACTTGAGTGAGGGCCGCTGCGGCCGGGATCACAGTATTCTGTTGAACATCTACTTTTCCAAAGTACCCTTTTTGGTACCATGTGTCCAAGGGTGCGGGGATACCTTCTGAGCGGGTGGGGAATATACGATCCCGATAGAGGCTGCGCTGGAACGACGACGCAAAAGCGGTTAAGTTATTGCGGCCATCGGGGTTGCGCAGCTCGCGCTCGCTGAAAAAATAACCTTGGCTATCACTTATTTTAACTGTCATTCTAGAACCCGCCGAGTAGGCGCGCTTCTTCGGGAGGCGCTTCGGCCATCGCAATCGCTTTCTCTTGGGAGATATCGCTCGATTGTACGAACCCCATGAAGAGACGAATTTCATCTTGGGTGTACCCATTCGCTGCCATCTCTGCGGCAAGATCCCGCGAATCCTCTCCCGTTCCTACGATTAAGGTTAGATCATCTATGTCGGTGCTAAACTTTTCAGGCGCTGGGGCTAGAATAGCATCTGTTTCTGGGGCCGTAGCAGGCACCAGGCTTTGCTTTTTCTCTATCTCTTCTGCAGCGTGCTCTTCGGCCGGGTTAAGGTTGAGAGGCTCAATAGTCTCCCCTAGTAGCTCTGCGGCAGTGAAGCTTTCTATCTTAACCACCTTCTCGTTGAAGTTCGTATCGAAGGGAACCATTTGTTGGATCGCCTTAACTGATGTAGTATAGCCCTCGGGACCTAATTGATGATTCACACCTGTGACCAAGAAATAGCCCCCCAAACCAATCAGGCGCGCGATGTTGGGAATGCCCCCAATGGCTTTAGCAGATCCGGCGCCGATTGCAATAGGATCAATGTAAACAAACGTACCGTTCTTATGAAAGTTGTTTCCTATCATATTCATATTTACGCTATATAGTTCTTTTAACTGCTGGGCGCCGAGAGAACCGTCCTTGTCAATCCGGGCCTCGCGATAGCCGGGCATATCCTCTCGGTTAAATACAATCTCCTTGGCCAAACCACAGCGGCCGCCCAAGAAATAATGGTAAATACCTTCTTTAAGATCAGACATACGATCGCCGGTGTCGGGTCGCGAATCCACGCTATATAAAACGGTGGTGGGTATGAGTGTGTTANCACNCTGNGCGTGAAGGCTGAACTGATCCAACTTTCTGGCGGCGATATGGGCTGCGGCGAGGCCCTCTTNGCCATCAAGGGGAATATTATTCTTCCCTTTAAAACTTTTGTTTAACCTAAAGTTGGCAGTGTCAAAACGCAAATTAAAGCTAAGGTCTTCAAAGCACGCCTCATTAAATGCCGTTCCAAGCAGCCCTGCACATACGTCTTTAATAAAGTTCAACAAAAAATAAGAGTCCTTTTTTTTGCGAATCACTGTGTCTAAGAACCATTCATTAAACTTGTCAAGAGAAATGGGAATACTTCCAATGTCCATATGAGTGGTGATCCCGGCTAATTTTTTGAAACGGAGGGGGTCAATATCGCGCAGTCTCTTAAGTGCTGTTTCGCTTTTGCCGGGGCACTCGTAAGTGACTTGCTTGATTTGATAGGCCGCAAGAGGGTCTATTAACTCAATCCTCCCCAATACCATTTGCATTTGAGCGGCGTCAGCGCCGTTTTCTTGGACAAGGTGTTGTAACTGAATATCAAAGACCGCATCAAATAAGTCGCCCAAATACATATAAGGAATAAGAACATTGTCTTGACCGCCTGTCGCAAAAATACCCACATTGTCTGCCATTTCCTTGAGTTCGGCGCTTCGGGTATCTGTATCTTCCTCCTTCGGAGGGGTTGTTTCGTCCTTTGAGACCTCTGTAACTACCGTGGTCACCTCTTCGGTCGAAGCCACCTCCGCAGCTGGGACCGGCTCGGGGCTCAAAGTCATCTGTGATCTTTTCTTAGCCTCTTCGGCGCGCATGGCNGGAGTCATCTTACCAAGTGGNTTGAGTAGTTGCTCCGACGGTATCCTAATACCATAAATCTGATCGCGATCNTACAGNGATTGTAAAAATTTATTATACTTACGCAAGCGATCCAACTTCATCAAAGAAATAACCTTTTGCTGCTTCTCTCGAATCTTGTCATCGAAGGTCGGATCCCCCTTCCCTTGTCGTTGTTTCTTTTCGAGAGCCGCTATTTCCTCTTCTAGCTTTTTTACGTCCTCGGAATTTAATTCTTTAGCAATAAAGATATCAGCACTCGGTGATCTCATTATACCAGATAACGATGCCTGATAATCAATCGATAGTTCAATGGTGCCATTCTGTTCAAAGCGCAGCTCGTGACTAACAATCTGCAGATGAAGGGCTATTCGGCTTTCATCGATCGCCTTTTGTACCATTGAGATTTTTATTTGATCCTGATCAAGAATATCTAGCTGGCCAAAATCAGGAGGCGTGCTCCACCCCACCAATGCCTTAATACGATAGGCGGCGCCTTCATATACCTGTGCATCAATATTACAAGGAGGGCTTAGATCAGGTTCGTCATCAAGTTTAGCTCCGATTTTCCCCTCTTCCTCTTGGGCTTCTCGTTCGGCCTGCGTAACCGTAGTGCCGGAGCCAATTATTAAATCAAGGTATCCGGGTTGATCCGGAATACCTCCCTGGTAGCCGCCGGCGGCATTTTTGTTAAATCTAAAAAGATCAAATACGCTTTGAAAATGGAGAACCAAATTAGCTGAGATGATGTTATCCACTTCCGCGGGCTGTACACCATCCAAACTCCATGTAAACGACTTAATCCCCGCGCCCCCGATACGTCCATATTTCCCCTTTGTTATTTGAGAAACATCGTTAGGGTCTATAAAGTTAGAAAAAGGAATACGTAACTCTTGATAAGGAACGTATTGATCACTTCCAGGACGGATCGGTTTATAATCCACCCGGAACAATTCAATGTGGGGAACCAATAGGGCCCACACATCGGGACACAATGCTTGGAGCGCTAAAATTTTATCATCGTTAAAGAGGCCCTGGCCGTGATTGATCTTAGATATAATATTGCCAGGCTGGGCCATCCCCATTTTTCCAATGTGAGTGTAAGAATCCCCAGCATGCGCAACTGCTAGCTTTCTAAGATGCTCAAGGAGATAGCATTGAACATCCACCGCGTATACTTCGCCCTCACGTAATGCTCTTTTATCTTGGGGTGCTAAGGGCTCTGGAACAGGGGGGGTGGAGGTGCCAGTGCGTGAGGGGCGGCCGCCGAGGTCTGGGCCTCCCTTGCCGGGAACTCCCTCGTCGCCTTTCATCACCTCGCGAACAGCATTCACGAAGGCCGGGTTTTGGAGCGATGCACCGAAGGCCAATATGGTGCGTTGCCATTCCCAGAACAACGAAAGATAATCAATATACAAATACTGAGGCTGCGGGCGCCCTCCCCACTGGTTATCTTCCGCCGCCTTATAGCCCATAAGCACTAGGTTTCCCGCGCCCCACCGGGTGAGGCCGTGGTGCTTGCCGTAGTGGCCGTAAGAAGTTATAGCCATGTAGGTAGGGAAGCCACCAGAGTGCCCACCACCTTTGTTGAACTTTGACTTTAGACGATCATAGTATATAAAATTATTAGCGCCGTTCATGACCTGACGTGCATAAGAGGGAATATTGGGACCTACACTGCCCCCCTGGAGGCCTTTTTCATCAGTATTAATGGGGGTGCAGCCCCACTTATAACCCTGATCCTTGATATTCTTTTGGGTCAGTTTCCCGCCCAGATTAAATTGTTTGCCGTCCCAGCTCTTGTCCCAGCCGTAATCAATTATTTCCTTCTCCGTGACGGTCTTGTAGGGGCCGCTCATAAATGCCGCAATCAGAGGGGCTGTATTCTTGTTCTTGTGTTTTATGATTTTCCAGCCAGCCGCCNNNATCTTCGTTGGATCTTCCGGGCCGTCCAGGGCGTCTGCGGTAAATTTAGAGCCGTAGCTCGAGTTGCCAAACATACTATTCATTACAAGGTTAAAGCGTACATAGTCATTAATGGTATCATTGTTATGCTTCCCGGTCTTGGTAACCCACCCCAGACTCTTGGTAGGGTCGACGCCGCCCTGTTTCACAAAAAACTTCTGTTGGCTTGAGCAAATCCAAACTCCCTCATTCTTGGATGTCCGCATATCCGGAAACCAGGACGTCATATCGCCGCTCACAAGCTCCCGACAAACCTCAGCAATTTCAGACTTCGCTAATTTTTTATAATCATACTGGCGGCTCTGCCAGTACTTAATATTCCCGCCGTAGCCTTGGTCGTCTCTGATAACATCTTTGTAGCTGGAGTGGCTTTGATTGGAGCCCGGGCCACCCTGATAATCCATAAATGCATCTCGTATGTTAAGGATTTTCTCGCTGCCGCGGCCATCGGATCCGGTCTTGAAAATTCCGTGCTTAGGATAGGGAGGGTCGACATCGATCGTGTCGCCCATGCCGTCGACCGAGCTTGATCTGTCGCCCATAAGGGGGTTCCAGGAATAGCGCCCCTCGTTCAGCGCCATCCCGATCAGCAGCTGCTGGGAGGTTCCGTCGCCCTTCCAATCATTGGTGGTCGAATCCTTCTGGGGATTCTGCCTTTCACTATTTTTATAGCCGTTGTAACGGAAATCTCCGTGTGAAAAATAGTACTGAGCTGCATACCGGCCGCAGGCTGGCAAGAACCGCTCGAACCACCACTTCGCCCACTTCTTGCTTTTGTTACCAATGAGGCCTGTACTAATCCAACCTAATGCATCATCTGGGTCAAAGCCGGGAGGCTGGTCACTACTCATAATTTACCTTAGGTAAAATCCCAACACTATGGACAAGGGCAAAGGAATATAAATTACATCCCCAGCGCTTAAGTCCGATTCAGTGGGGCGCTTGTTGTACTGGGCGATCACCCACCAATATTCAGGAGCACTGTAGTACCTCGCTGCCAATTTATAGAATCTATCCCCGACTCTCCACACATGCTGAACGCGAGTAAGCTCCCGCAGCTGTGCTATGGTGGGGTACTTCATATTCGGGGTGCCATATTGACGAATAAATTTAACATCACGACGCTCAAGAAGATTATCATACATCTCGTTGTCGTTTTTATATACCTTGCGATCGTCGTATCTGTTGCTCATTTCTCTTCGACCTCCTGGACTGCAGCCGCCTCCTGGTCGGCGTTGGCGCCCTTCCCGGTGGGGTCAGGGTTAACCTGCACCGGCGCTGGGGCGGCGAAGCCGTCAGCGGGGGCAAAGCGATTGGTGCCACCATGGGGAAAATTATCGAGATTGGCGGTGGTGCTCTCAGCACGCTGGGCCGCGTTCTCGCTCGACTTTCCAAAATAATATGTATTCTCTCCCCCTTCAACCCACCCTGTCATATGAGTATGCAGCACCGTAAAGCTTAAATTAAGGCTTATAAGCTGATAATAGATCGAGCCCACGTCGCCACCGCCTTTATAAAAACCCGAGTCCTTACTATTGGGTTCGGCGCCCCCAAAAAACTGGCCGCTGTTGATATCCGGCGCATAATCTACGCCCTCCAAATACCCCACAAGGCCCCCCTGGTCGAGGTTGCTCTGCAACTCATTGGCCCATTGAAGCTTCAAGAGGGGGGCAGCCGAAATAATCTGTTCGTCGGCCCTCTCCCTATTATCATAAACGGGATATAAAAACTGAATTAGTCTGTTGATCTTGCGATCATTTGTGTAAGCCTCTTCCTGGCTGGCGGCCACTATATCAAAAGTTAAATTAATTTTTCGGGTGGTACTTTGAAAAGTAGTGAGAGGGTCCATTCGTCCGTAAACCGGCACATCATTCCAGGTTGACATAAACGAGTCGCTGAAGCCCGTGACCCATCCGGGAAAGGTGACGTCGTGCCCCGTAGCAATATGCTCAAAGCGAATATTATAATTTCTTTCTAGTCCCGGTACCAACATTTATACCTCCTTAGCGCCGCGCTAGCGGGCCCCACTTCTTCTTTGCGTAGTCACTATCCATCGCGTCCACCACAAACTTTTGAAGCAGCGGGCCATTTTCGCTCAAATAAAGCTTTATTTCAACAGGCTGCTTACCGGCTGCCGCGGTTCCTTCTGCTCCTTTGCCCCTGAGGGTGGTCGCGAGGACACCTGTGAGAGTCTTGGCGAGCGCTGCCTCGATGGATCCCCCTGCCTTCGCACCGAACAACTCATCCTCCGAATTAATCGGAGTTATGGTGCCTGGGCCCAGCTCTCCCTTGCCGCGGTAGATAAAGTCGTCGACCTTCAGGCGCCCCTGTTCCCGGGCGAGGGCCTCCATATTTGCCGGAGACAGAAGGTCTTCCCCGGGGTCAAAGGCCCCCCCGGATCCGCCCCCGATCTTTCCGTAAGCCTTTTGCCGTGTTCCGAATTTACTAAGAGCACCCTCTCCCACACCGAGCGACGCCAGATGGGGGGCCATCTGTTCAGTCATCATTCCGTGCTCGTCGCGGACTTGCTCGGTACCCATTCCGGTCCATTTCCCAAGCCTCCCCCAGTTCGCTTGAGCTCCCTCATCGCGGAGCCAGCCCATCCCCGGAATCTTAGAAATCTTGATGCTCAGCCAATCGAACGCGCCTACAATCATATCAATAAAGTCAACAAAAGAGCCAACAAATAATCGACAAACTTCGATGATGCGCATACCAAGGGTGCTGAAAATAGCACCGATCTTCTGCAGGGGAGTCAGTGAGCTTTCGAATACGACACTTAGGTCCTTAATCCACCCAATAAGACCTTCAAATATTGCTAGAAAGAATGCAACGGGAGCAAAGCGCTTAAGAAAGCCCTTTATTCCGGCAAATGACTTCAACGCGAGGCCTTTGCCACCGCCGCCTCTTTTGAACACGTCCCTTAGGGGGCCCAGGAAGTTCCCTATCTTAAGTTTTAAAGCCTTCCAGTTCAACCATGGAGGCCTTTTTAAGGGGAACATCTTGGAAATCCATTCGGGTTTTTGGAAGATCTTGGAAATCCATTCGGGTTTTTGGAAGATCTGCTTCCACTTGCCGGACGTGAACCACTTGAATGCGCCCTTAAACATGGACTTCCATCTTAGAGGATTAAATATACGCAAGACTCGCCTTATGATGCCTGGTTTTTGTCCGGGCGTAACATTTCTTGCGCGCATCTGGGCTAGCCGCTCATAGGAGCCACCTGTACCGGAGCGCGCTATCGCGCTGGCGCCGCGCGCAGACCTTGCGGCATTTATAGAATCTCTTGAGGCCTTACCAGCCGACCAAGGACTCTTCCCTCTAAGAAGATTCCTCCATCGGACTGACCCGGCGCCGCGGGCGGCCTCGGTGGCGCGTTGGCCCATACGTGTGCGCAGCGCGNNTTGGCTCCTCAGTCCCCTCATGGCCGCGGGGCCCCCAATGAGAGCCGCGGCCGAGACGGCGAGGGCCGGCTTGGTGTGTTTGTCAAAGAAGCCCATAAACTTCTTGACGAGGCCCTGAATTGACTTCAAGACGGAATGTAGGCTCTCCATCCATTCGATAAATTTGTCGCTCGCGAACTGCTCCATAATATTAAGAAGACGTTCTGTTAAGGTCAGCATGCTATTTTGGCGACGCTTAATCTCATCTTCTTCCATCGCCTGAATTTTATCTTCTTCGGTCTCGGCGCCAAATAACTTACGAGCTTCAGCAACTTCAACGCCCAATGACTGCGCGATCATCTGCTGTTCATACTTACCCATCTGTTTAAAGTTCATACCAGCCTGCTTCATTGATCGCTGGAGGATTTCAATTCTTTCCTCTTCCGTGGCATTTAACATATCAATGGAGTTGAGGTATGGGCCACCCATAATCGCATTAAGTTTGCCAACCGCTTTGCCGGCGCCTTCAAAAGTATCAAACTGAGTTACAAATCCAAGAAGCTGATCGATAGATAGTCCTGTCGCCTTCGCTTGCTGTTCGAGTTTTGCAAACACTCCGATTACATTCTTACCATAGAAGGCTAACTTTTTCGAAACATTGGCAAAGTCTTTCATTACCACATCGAAGGGCATCTTCAAGGAATTGGCTACGCCGGCGACCTCTTCCAAAACGCCCTTTACTTCGGTAAAACCAAATCCCAAACTACGCGTCGCTTCGTTGGTAATCTCAGCAACATCCCCCTCCGCAACGCCTAGCTCCCGCAAGTAGGCGGTCATCTCCGCTAATTCACGACGCACCGCCGGCGATTGCTTCGTAAAATCTACGGCGCCCCTGTAGAGGGCTCTGAATGATTGCTCATATTCTGCCATCCGGATGCCAGTACCCTTGAGGGCTTTCGCGTTCTCGAAGACTTCGTCTCCGAAGGCCTTCGACGCCCCGGTGGCGGCCATAAACGACATACGAGCTGAGTCGAGTTGGCCATGCAACATCACCGATGACTCAAAAATGGTGGTAAGAAGCTTCGCCAACAGCTTCAGGGGGTTAAGGGCACTCACAACGCCCTTCATAAATGCCTTGAAACCGCCTTTGGTCTCAAACAGCTTCTTTGTAAAGTCGCCTAATTTAGAGTTGACACCCAGCAAATTGTGAGAGAATTCTGCGCCCTCAGCATTTAGCTCTTCGAGGGCGTCTCCGTGCTTTTTGGTTTCGGCCGCGGCACGGCCGTGCAATTTTGTTTTAAGTTTCAGCGCCTTGACTTCAAGCTTCCAGGTCTTTAGGTTTTCCAGCTGCTGCTCGTCGANGTCTTNGTTGGCGAGTACGAGGCGTTCGAGGTCGCGGATCATGCGCTGGCGCTCGGTGAGACGCTCCTGCATGTTCTCGGCCTCTAGTGCCATGGCGGCGACCTTTCGCTCGTGTTCGGTGCGGTCGAGGTCCGCCGTTTCCTTAACAACGCGCCACTCTTCCTTTCGAAGTTCAATGCGCTCTAGAAGGAGCTTACGCCTCTCTTCATGCTCCTCCGGAGTTAGTTCTGTGCCGTCGCCATTACCGTTACCGTTTGCCACGGGTACTACTCCTAATTAGTGAAGGGCCAGCGAAGGCCGGTCTCTCTTTCAAAGCGAGAAACCGCCGTTCCCAGGCGCGCACGGCTAGAAAGGGTGCGCTCATCATCGAGGCCGTGACGCAGAAAAGAGTCCATGTATCTTTTCTCTCCACCCAATGCATCCATAAACGAACTAATTTGGGGTGGGGTGCCTCGAATTTTGGCCTTGGGACTCATTCCTCCAAACATATACTTAAGCAATAGTTTGGTCCAACCGCCAAACATTTTAAGCCAGCTTTCGTCTATTTTGTTCTTGTCGACATTTAAATCAATTATAATGGGTACGAGGTCGCTCATATAACTAAATAGTCGACACCCCAAAAGGAGCGCATTATTTGCGGGACCCCTTACCTTTGGAAGTTTGGGCCTCCATCGCCTTGGCCTCTTTCTCAAACTCTTTTACTAGGCGGGTAAGAAACCAGCGCCTCAGTTGGATAGGAAGATTGTACAGCTCGAAAAAAGACCACCCACCGTGATGTTTCAAGAGAAACATTTCTTCATAGGCGCTTTCTTGGTATTTAGAGCTCAGGCCAAAAAAAGTCTGCCGTCAAAGGGACAGAAATTCTCCCCTCATGATCACACTGTGAACAGCTAATCTCTTGAGTAAGGTCTACGTTTGGCATCAGAGCCTCATATATGGCGCGAATCTCACGGGAAGCAGTAGTGGGGATAGCATCAATAAATTTCGCGATCAGGCCGCCATCATCCACATCGTTAACCGCCACAACCACCAGCTTAAGTTGGCCCGTGATCGCAGCTTCGGGTAACTTAAGCTTTTTTTTCTTTTCTCTGGACGCGCTGAATACTTTTTCATCGTTACCCTTTAAGAGCCTAAGCTCTACGGTAAATCCATCAATCGTCTCCAGAGTTGCCTTAAAATTACCGTTAGGAAGGAGTTCCACATTAGGGGGCAACTCAGTGGCTGATACCAAGTCTAACTCATTAAGATTAAAAGAGTTATCAATAGTTTCTCCGCAGGAGGGGCAGCCAACTTTCGTTTCGTAGTGGGGCCCGAAGCCTGTGATTCGAGCAGCAACCAGCAGAGCGTTCTTGTCGCCGATCAAAAGCTCACCAAGTTTAAGACTTTTATCTACCACCAAGGACTGGAGCATCCGGTCGACCGCAATGCCCTTTTTCAGAAGAGATTCAGAAGTTAGAATATCCTCTTCTTTGGCCGTCATATGACGGATTTCAACAGTTAGAGAATTATGGAGAGGGTGGCCCTCCGCATAAAATCTCCCCTGGCTAGGAAGATCAACAAACTCCGTCGGAGTTACAAATGAAAATAGTTCTTGGCTGCTTTCTTGTGCGGCTGCCGGGGCACTTTGGTCCGGCTCCACTTTTTTCTTTCCTGTCAGGGCACGTTCTAAATTATTCCTTTGTGCCATTCATTACCTTCTTTCTTTTTCAAGCCTATAGCTTACCGTAGTCACCCGTGGGGCTCTTGTTGGCGGTGTACTGAGCCCAATCATACCTCATACCAATCTCGATATTAAGTAAATCATCGCCTTCATAGTCTAAATCCCCAAAAGTAGCCGATTTAATAAAAGCATTGTGCAGAGTCCACAGACCCACCTTGTCACCGTTCCCGTCCATTTCGGTGATGGTAACTGATCCCAAGCCCTGATCGCTGGTCGCGTCAACTTTATTAATAGTTCCCACCTTATCCTGAGCCTGCGCAGTATCTTGGTTCGGTGGAAAGAGATACCCAGATGCTTCAAGAGCCTTCAACAGGGTGGACTGGCCGTCCGGATTAACGGAATTAACGATCGTCAGCGTGACCTCGTTCCAGGTAAGACTGCCCGGGTAATAATAGGTGTTACCTAGAAATTTGTGTTCTGTCTCTGAAACCTCAAATGAGGGCTTCGTAACACTCTTAGCCAGATAGGACTCAAACGCCCCCGCCAAAGACATATTAACAATCCACCTATGTTGTCTTTTAGGTTCTGATGATGCTGCGCTCCAAAAGGTCATTTTACTGGTCTCCTATAAACTCTGTACTAACTAGAGTACTCTGTTGAAAAATCTTTTTCTTTGTGTTCTTAATCATTGAAGGNAGCTCCCGTTCTCGTGATATTAAAATCAATGGCNATGAACTCAATAGACCGCGTAGGCTTCAAGAAGATTTGTGCATACATCACATTTCGATCCACCAAATCGGGGGTTGTCGTTGTCTCATCAAGAACGACCCTAAATTCCGATAGACCGAATTGTGTCTTTACCTCTCCCAAGAAAGGATTAACTGCCCCCAGGAAACGGTTCCAGGTGGTCGCCACATTCGGGGAGAACAAGAGGCGCGCAGCAATCTGCGAGATACGCTTCTTGATGAAAATCATAAGTCGACGCACATTAATACGATCCAAGGCAGACGGAGTTACCTGCAGCGTCTTCTGTCCGAAGATAACAATGCCCTCCGCAGGGAACTTCGCAATGGGATTAATGCTGGCAGCGTAGAGGTCGTCTCGGTCGACGCGACGTAGCTGGTGCGATACATCCACAACCGGAATGCCGGCTGCGCCTTCTGTTAAGCCGCCACGATTGAAGCCCGCCGGAGCAAACCAAACCTGTGTCCGGCGCTGCGAGCTTGAGAAAGTACCCAGCGCTGCAATCGAGGGAGGCAGCCATACAAAGTTGCCACCGATCGTATCGCGGGCGCGAACCCACGGATAGAAAGCACAACCATAAGAGGAATTCAGCGCTCGGTCACGAAGATTATTAATAATCGTGGTAAGAGTTGATGCCGTATTATTCCTTTGAATTTCGGTGCTATCCTCACGGGGCTGGAAGCCTCCCTTCAGATCAATTACGGCCAAGGCATCGGCTCGGTCTTCACAAACATTGATGAGATGTCCCGTTAGCCCCTCATGGGTCAAACCCGGGATAGAAGCCAGATTCATTTCCACCACCTCAGGATCGGCAGTAGAATCAATGGCCCTCTTAATTGAGTTAAACTGATAGCTATTCTGCTCAGTGATGCTAGAAATCCCGTTAAGGAGGCGGCTGTTGAACGGATCCATCTCTGTAATGTCCAGGCCATCAAATCCACCATAGAGTGGCACAGTAAAGCGATCGAAGCCTTTGCCAAGAACGCCGGAAATAGCACCACTCTGATTAGTAAGAGAGGTTCCAGCTGCGTGTGAGCCCGAAACCCAGTAGGCAAAATCGCCTGAGCCCGTAACATCGTCGAGAGTGAAGAACATTGACACATCGCGGATTCCGCTAGAGGCTCCATTAAACATCTCTGTCACCATACCTCCGCGNGCTAACAGGAGATCAATCGTTGAAGAATCAAAGGTAGAGCTGCCTGATGTTCGCGTAGTTTGGAGGCCGAAGTACGAATCCGTCGCGGACGGCAGATTGCCTGCCGAAGCACTCACTCGAAGTTCGGGGGCCGGATAAAGAACCGAAGCGGTTAAGGCCGATCCACTAACGGAAAAGACAGACGTGTTACTGTTCTGGTTTCCCTGCGGTCCATTGGTGTCAGTAGAGGCACTATAGCGACCCGTGGTACCAATGGTGGAGGATGCAGAAACCCAGTTTCCGGCAGACTCATTGGTCGTAAGAGTGCTTTCGTCCGCGTACTTGGTGATTCCCTTAAAGCCAAAAGGCACCACCGCAGCGTCGACAGCATAATTTTCGACGTCACTTGCAACCTGGACTCGAATAAAGTCTGAACGGTTGTTATAGTTGCCCTCGACGCGGTAGCGTCGTTCGTCTGCAACCCACACGCGGCGTCGGTCGCCGACCTTGCGGGCCACATAATCTAAAGAATCTGGGTTAAGGTTGCAATTAGTAAATTGCTCAACAATTTTTACCACATTATCACTATCGTCCAGCTTTCGAACAATAAGGGCAAATGATCCAAATGCATTTGACTCATTGGTCGATATCTTAATGTCCTGAACAGATACTTTCAAGTTTTTGTTCGTCCAGGAGCCCGGCTCTTCTAAAGCATGAATAGTAAATAGGCTCGGCATTAGCTCCACATTGAATGCGTTGGCCGCGGTGCCCCGGTTAGCCGTGTCGCATCCGATAACAATGGGACTCCGTGCGCTTTGCAGAGGGTCTCGATGGCCGTCAGCATCACCATTTGTGGTATTGGTCAGTTCGACTACGGCTGCCCATGTACTGCGGCCAGAAGGGATGTTCGCCTTCATGTGGCGATCAAACGACTCTCCCAGCCAATAGTTAGCAGTCGTATTGGAAATCGTGCTGTTCGTTTTCTGAGGGTTGGTGTTGAAAACCTTGCGAATATACTTAGAATCGCCCTGGTTAAAGTTAAAAGAGGAAGTAAGAGTCGTGCCGGATCCGTCATAACTATTGATGAGCATCTTAAATTCGTACGGGACACCTGTGTCCTTCACGATGACGGAGGAACCGGTGGCGGTCGTGCCCTCGGTAGCATGGGACCCTGTTGCGGCCAGGATGTTGCCAGATAATTGAAGAGTGGTCGAGGCGTTAGTGGTGTAAAATACAGCCGCAAGAGCTCCTTCTACTGAACCAGTACCATTAGATCCAGATGCATAGGAAGCGCTTGCCGCAGTCCAAGGAAGAACCTCAAAGACTACGAGACCCCATGCTTTACCGCTTGTGCCGGCATCCCAGCCGGCTTCTCCTTCGCCCGACAGGGTGCCCGGGCCCTCAGCACCAAGAAGGCGCACGTAACTAAGTGGTGAGCTGTTACGAAGATAGGCCTGTGCGGCGTACGCTCCATAGGTGGGTGCAGTTGTGCTTGCGCCGGTGCGCCAAACATCGCTGCCGCCAGCGCCGGCGCCGGGGGCGCCAAAAACATTAACAAATTCTTCAAAAGAATTGACAGTAATGGGCCTTAAGCCCGGGCCCTTCTCTGCTCGGCCGATGATTACCGGGCCGATGCCGGCGGGGGATGCTGGAATCTGTGAATTGTCAATTTCATCAACAAAAACTCCCGGCGAAACAAATCTAAAGTTTTTAACGGACATTAGTGTAACTCTCCTAAGACTGAATGGTCTTATTAAATAGTATCTTATATCGGCAACAGACCTATTCTCTTTTAAAGTGAAGAAAATGACAATTTAACTAAATTTTTTACGATTTACGATACCATCCATCTTTTGTCGTGTCTGGAATCTCCCCGGGGATCTCCCCAAAAACCGTGCGTTCTCTTCCGAAACTAAATTCAACTGCGTTTTGGCGCGTAACAATCCCGGGGGGTTCTTGGTTTTCCCCCTCCCCAATCAAATAACCCAAAACCTCAATGCTAACGATCGTCTCATAGTTACGCTGTTCCATACTAAGAGCCGTCTGATTCGAATTATCAGCAAAATCACCAGCAATAAAAACTTCATACGCGTGACCCATCGCTGTAATTCTTTTAGGCATCCGCGAGTTCCCAGCGATTGTAAAGAAAGGTCGCTGCAGCTCATTCATTTGGTGCTGGTACTCCGTTCGTATTGCAATTTCGTAGTTGACGGTGACCCACGTTGGCAATGGCATCGTAATCGTATCATAAACCACTTTTGCGGGGGTCATTGAGTCTTTATTAGAATTATATCGCCTTGAGCGCATGCGCCCATTGGGACCATATGTTTTATTAGCCATAGCATTCTGAAATTCTGCAGTCTTTTTTTGGTTGATCTGACGAGCAATCGTTATTGTGCCCCCCTTTGCGTCGTGCACAGGATAGAGATTGGCAAACGGAATGCCCCGCTGGCTCGGGTCTTTGTTAACCCCAGTGCGCGCTATGGTGATGAGAGGTAGAATCAAGGTCCCCTCTTTATCTCTTATTTCCTTATTATCCTTTACTTGATAGGCGCGTTCTGTCGTCGTCCACAAAACAGGTACTTTTTTAAAACCTTCATTAGATCCGATCTGCAGATCCAACTCTACATTAACAAATCTATACATTGCGCGGTCGATTGTTTCAAGACCCGATGGTTGAAGTTTTATTTCTCCAAGCCTATCCTCCACCGTTTTGTCTTGAACCTGAGCATATCGCTTATCCGGCGTTTTCGCTTCAATTTGTTTTTGGGTTCTTTTACTACGTGCCATGGCACACTCCCCTAACCTACCCAGATACCAGCGGGAACATTCTGCAATACCTTTTCGGCAGCGTCCTGAAGCGCGCTGTCGGCGGCAGCGAGCTTGTCATACGTAAGCTCGTTGAGAAGTGTCTTAAGTTCCTCTCGTAGCGCGCTTTGCTCGGTGGCAGCTTGCGAAAGCAAGTCCGAAGCATTGAGAGTAATGCTCTCTCCCGGAATAGGGACAGACGCAAACTTGCCCCGAATCTGCCCCAACATTTCTTTTGTAAGCGCTAGTGCAAACCGGCGGATCCATTGCTTTCCTATAGAATTAATACTAGAATACGGTAAATTATTAAATGGCAAAGTATTGATATTGTTAATCCCTTTAATGCCTTGTTCGCCGCGACCCGTTTCCTCCCACGGATTATATTGGTTGTCTATAGTAAACTGAATCCAGAACTTCTCCGGACTCGTCATATCGGGGGTGGGATAAATACGCAAGTAATTATCCTTTATCTCATAAGAATAATGAGACGTGCGAGTATAAATAGCATCTTCATAAGCCATCGCTTGAAGTTTGTTTTGCCAGACCGGCACAATATCAAATGTAGAATCATCCGCAAATTGTCCATAAGTACGCAGATTGCCTACCACAGAAAAACCACCGTAATAACCATAGAATCTCCACATCGCGCGCGGGGTTTCATAAAATACCTTACGTACAACGATACGGTTTCCTTTCACCTGATCGTAATAAGGAAGAGAAGTGTCTGAGGATGCGGATGAAGAAATTAACGTCTGGAGATCATAGTCCTGCCGGCCTGATACAGTTCCTAAGGAGGCAGAATAAATCGGAGTAAGGCCCCCAAAGCCCGCTTCGGTAGCTAGGCCTTCGGAGATGCGTCTCACATATCCATAATCAAAACGAGGATATCGAAGTTCAATATTGGAACCGGAGAGGCCGTCCCCCCCTACAATTTGTCCATCTTGGTTAAAAGAGGCTGTTTGGGCTCCTAAAAGGTCCGTCAAACTATTTTTGGTTTGATGAATATTAACCAAATAGGAGTATTCTAATACGGCTTCCTCATAGGCCGCATAAACATTTCCCTCGCTCAATTCAATATCTAAAACATCTCCGCCCAGCTTTTTATAAGTATATGCAACCTGATCAACGGCGCCAGAGAGAAAAGGGTCCGATGTTACATAGATCCCAAAAGGCAACGAACTTGAAACATTCGCTATAGCTCCAGTTACCGGTAAGATATTAGAAGTAGTAGTAGATGCTGGATTTAAATTGGGGATCGCCATTAAGAATACCTCTTCTTTCTCTACTAAATAGAAAGCCCCGGCTCTTTCGAGCCGAGGCTTTCAGAAAAGTTGACCGAAGTCAGCTTTAGACTAGATCTTGTACAATCACAAGACCATACATGTCTGGACGCACCATCTTCTTGGCGTATCGAGTCATGACTCCCTTGCGGGGCACGAAATCTTCAACACCGAAGATAGTAGGCGTAGTCTGTAGTGGCACGTACGGAGCGTAAACGTAGCCGCTTTCGAGGAAACTACCTCCGCGTCGACCAACAAGGATCAAACTACGGGGGAAGTATGGATCGACATAAATGTCGAACTTCTTGGAAAGCGAACCGACCTTCACGGTTCCGATATCACCACGATCGCTATCAGCAGTCACGTTAGCGCGGAAGCCAGCCGTGAACTCAAGGATGTTGGCAACTTCAGGTCCGCAGACAACAAAGTTGGCAGCACCGCGTAGAGTCTTGCGGTGGATCTGGGCAGAAACATCGTTGATTGTCTCAACGAGAGTCTCATACCACTCACTAACGTTACCAGTGAAGTCAGGCGTCGTCGACGCACCGATTTCCACACCGGTCTCCCGATTGACGAAGCGTCCAGCTGCACGGGACCAGTACCGAGTACCAGCCGTAGAGCCACGAACGAGATCTTCAACAATCTCACGATCGATTTCAAGAGCGATCTGCTCAGACAGAATCTGAGTAAGCTCGACCTCGGCATCAAGGTTGTGGTAGGCGTTAAGATCCTGTCCTAACTCCGGAGTCCACTTAGCCTT